TTACATCAATTTCTGCAATCCTGTGTTCGTTTTCTCGTCCTATATATCCCCACGCCGACGGTGACGCTGTAAGTAAAATGAAGCAATATCCGGTCTGTGCTTCTAAATCAGAAAGCCGGTGTGACTTATCTAAATCATCAAGAACGGTATCAACAAGTTCACGCATTGCACTTTCAGCACGGTCTTCTTTTGTAGCACCGGAACCACGTATCATATACAACCGTATCTTGAACGCATAGGTTCGTAAGTTTTCGGTGGTGCTGTCATACTCACTTTCGTTTGCACTTGGCGTAATAGTGGCAACCGGTGTGCTTGTTAGTTCAGACGCTTCGTAATTATAAACATTTGCGATTTTATTATTATCGTCCAAGATTTGTTTTAGTGCTTTGCTTACCTTATCCCACATATTATTTCAACGCCTTTTTTAATTCTTTTGAAAATACTCGTCTAATCTGTGCCTGTGCCATTTTATATCCACGTTTCATAAACGGTCGTCCGGTCATATAGCGTGTTCCCTCGTGAACGAATACTGCATAGTTTGTGTGTGGTGCTATTGTTGCAATCGTTGGATATATGTCAGAAGCGATTGAACGTTGCAATGTACCAAACCTATATGGTGTCACTTCTTTTGCAAATTGTTCAACAAGGAACGCTGACTTCTTAATCGCAATCGCCATATGAAAGCCAACTTGTTTCGGCTTCTTTTTCATTGCTCTTGAAACTTCGTCTGCGTTTGAAGATAGGTTTATTTTGATTGACATATTAGTTCACCAATTGTACGACCACTTCGGAATAATCAATCGCACCCATTGTACGTCTTGATACACCACCGGTCATTACTTTATAAACTGCACCTGTATCAATATCACGGAACTTATCTTCTTCTTCAACGTCAATTGTTCCGTCAACATAGATTGTAAATGTCTTTCCCACCACACCGTCAAACAATTGCGTCTTACTCGGACTGGTAGGTTGTAAGTTTCCTTTGCAACCGGTTACGGTTGAAAAATCCATTAAGTATCCGGACGTTGTTTGCAACCTACTGATGATAAACTGATTGGACGCCAAATGTGCTAACGTGGTCACGGTCGTATCTTTAATTTATAATTTGTTGATTTTACCATTGCGTTAAATCTCCACATCACGGTACATATCCAATGTCTGATACACTCCCATTGCTTCTGCAAACTCGTCTATGGTCATAAAACTTGCTTGATAGTCACCTAACTGCACCGAAGAAAGTTTGCCACCTTTTAGACCCTCTTTTACAATTTCGCCAACAAGTTTCGTGGCGACCAATTGAATTGCCTGTGGGACCGTACCGGAATGACCAAACTTGGCGTTTACTTTCAAACTTCTACTGCGTTGTGGAAAGTGACCGATAGTGGAAGCGTCCATAAGACGTATCTCATTTTTATAACTTTCATTCAACGGATATGCAATATAGTCATTTGATTGACCCTCGGTAAGTGATTGGTCTGTACTACCGTCTGTGTTCAGTATTTCAACGGTCATTGACCCATAAAACCTATCAACTAACTGACAACGTGAACCGTCACCGTCAAAGTACCGGTCGGCACGTTCGCCTGTTTCAAATGAAAATCCTACCCATTGTTCAATCCAATCGGTGACTGCTTGTATCCAGTTGTCTATTTGCGTATCAAACGAATTATCAATATCAACTGCAAGATACTTTTGTATTTGTCCTTTGTCTGTGTAAGCCATAGAAATATCATACCACAATAGTTTAAGAGTATAAACCTTTCTTTTTACGATATGACTTGGTTGGCGTGTACGGTGCTTTGTTCTTCAAATTATGTGCCGGTTGGTATATGCGTTGGAAGAAGCGTGGTTTCAGTTCGGCAGTAAGACTTTCAGTAATGGTGATGTCACTTGTCACGGATAACAATAACGGAGTCAATACGAATGAAGTGCTTTCAGTAATGGTAATGTTAGTTGTGACTGATAAATCGTAATCACTCATTCGTCTGTCAATATCTTCGGTCACATCAACTTGGTCACTAACATCAACTTCTGGTATAAAATACAATTCCGAATATGCCGAATACACGTGATTGTTTCCTACTATTGCACCAAGAGGGTCAGGATATACTCCTGAATATACTCTTGACTTATAAAATCCTAATACATAACCACCTGTTGAACTGTACCGTAGCAATGTATAAACGCCGGACGTTCCCCAACTACAAATCAACCCTGTTGCATACCCCGGTTCTATAATACGGATTTCTGCATTTGGAGAATAATTTTTTATTAACCAACCCGGATTGATAGTTGCACCCAAAACCCCACTCGCCGTTTGCGTAACTAAGGTATTGCCAAATCTATACAACCCCCAAGAAAAAGAAGAACCGGCTAACCAAACACCGTAAGACGCTTGCCAAGCCGGAGTATATAATTCACCAGCCGAAACACCACTTGCGTGTATAATTAAATTACCTCGTATTGTATCTCCGATATTTGCGTATGACGTCCCAATACCATTCCAACCTATGTGTGGGTCAATAAGTATTGGATATACTGCATTATCTAAAAACTTTTGTGGTACAATCAGTTCAACGTCATTACCATTATAGACACCCAAGTCACCGGTAAAAACTTTACCACCACCCCAATCTTCGGTACTATCTTCAACCGGTATATTCAATTCACAAAAAGCAGTATTACCGTCTGCGTCAACTACTTCCGGTCTATAAATAATTCCAATCTGTTCTGACAAATCTTCTAAATAAATTACATAACCACCCTCAACGTTCGGTGGCACATACAATTCTTCGGTGACCGGATATTCTTTTTCTTGTTTGAAAAAACGGTATCCTGACGTATCCATATCAAGTGGTATCACATTGCTTGTTGGTTTACTTGCCAATTCAATTTCAAACTCAAACATCATATATCTTCTTTGTATCCATACACATCACTACGCTTGGAATTGTTTATCCAATCTGCTGTATTGCTGTGTTGTTTAATTTTTTGCATTTCATATAATTCGTCTTGGGTATAATCGCCGACTTTTAATTTCAATCCCAATTTTTCCATTGCACTTGCAATCACCAAATCAGGTATATGGTCAGAAACGCTTGGTGGAAATGCGTGTAGGTCGGCACTTATTTTACCTTTCCGATACTGATTGATGATATTGTAATCCATACCACGGTTGATATATCCCCACTTGTGACCAAGGTTCATTTCGGTGGAATATACTTTCACATCATCACCGTTTATTTTTTCATACAACTTCATATCGTTTGAACCTTTACGATACAACGTTCTTCCCAACTTTCCGTATTCCTCAATCATTGCAAGTTCAAAAGCAAGTTCCGGTGCAATTTCCCATTCGGTCTTTTCAGTTGAAAAGTGCATATCAAACAACGTCAAGTTCTCATCACAATACGTTGGATTATGATTGTATGCCGGAACCCTACAAACACCTACCGGTAAGTTGTCTTTCAAATAAGTGCTTTTCAATACTTCACCAACCTGAATAATCCCAACCGTTTCATATCGTACAATAGTAAATGGCATTTCAAAATTATTAGACAGTTCGTATTCCGGTGGCACGTCTTGAATGTCAATCGTTCCTCGGTTGATGTATCTAATTTCTTTGTGCTTTGTCTTTTCTTTTTCATATGAATAGAACCGTGCTTTCATATCACCTTTTTTCCATTCAACGGTATCGTCTTTTATTTTCACGGTTCCACCGGTATCTTTCAATCCTAATTTGAAATATCTTTCTTTGTCTTTGAAATGAAACGCCGGCTTGAATATAGATACGTTTTTGTCACCAACTTCAATTCGTTCTGCCCTATGCGTTGTATCGTTTATACGTTTAATTTTTTCTTTTTTAATCATATAGTTTTTTCCGTGTTGGGTGAGTTGGTAAATAAGGACGCAACTTCTTTTTTATGTTTTGTGTAGGTGTGAATGGTAGTTTCTTTTTTGTATTATGCGTCGGTGTATAATCGCCAACCTTGTCAGTATACACCAGTTCAGGTTCAATCTGCATATCAACGTATTCAGTAATGGTGATACTGTCCGACACATCAATATCATAGTCGTCCATTCGCATTGTGACGCTTTCTGTAATAAACAATGCTTCATTGTGGTCACGTATTGTAATGAAGTCATACCAACTTGCACCGGCTTCGCCAATCGTTGAATTATTATAAAAATATAATTTTGTTGTACTCGCTAAATCCTCATCAATCAAAACAACCTTAAATAATTCCCAATCATCAAACGGGTCACCACTATTGAACTCGGTATATAATGCACCGGCAAACCCTGTTATTGTTTCGCCTGTTTTAACACGTGTCGTTGTGCGTTCTAATGTATAACCATTCCATATCGTAAATCGTGAATATCCCTTTGACCAAAAGTAAAATGTAAATCCTGTTTCAACACCGTCCGGTACTGCTTTATTCATACACGCCAATCCGTCACCACCGGTTGACCATAGTTTTATTGAACCACTTGCAGTACCGTCAAATCCTGTATCATACGAACTTGTCGGACTACCACCACAACCTAATGAAAATCCGTCCAACGAACCGTCAAAGTCTGCGAATACATCATAGTCAATGTTGTAATCGTCCATATATTTATATTAAAAAACCACCCACAACAATGTGAACGGTCTATTCAAACCACTAAATAAAGTATTTACAAGTGTGGGTGGTCGTGCAAAAAGTGTTCCGTCAATAAACAGTTGGTTCACCAAACTTATTACGCTTTCGTTTCCACTTGTTAAGGGTGCGTCTGTAAGCACGATTTCCGGCACGTTCTTTTGTATTAGAAACGTTTCGTGAACTTTTATTTCCAACGTTTCCAAAGACTGCTTGGGATTGTACGTCGTCGTGTACATTGATTTCTAAATCCTTATTTTTTTTCAGGGACATAACGTTTGTCTACCTCTATTGGATATTGTACACCATTCTGGTCAATATGTTTAACGAAGATACTTGTATCAACTAAAAATGGGTACTTCATTTTTTGATGTTCCGGATAACCGGCACGTTCCAATAGTTTGTCATTCATAATACGAGTACACCAATTCAGGTCGGTTGTTCCTATACGTGAAGCGATACCACCCTTGTCTTGGTCGTACCACATTTCAGTTGGTTGTTCAAAGACACGTCTGGTTGCAACATTACCTACAACGTATTCAGGACTGTCTTTCCACGCTTCCTTGATAAGTTTGGCGTCTTCTAATCTGCAACCGAACGGTATTCCGTCAACACGTACCTTGTCACCGAACTTCCAATCATCATAGAACGAGTTGCCACGTCCTCGGTACAGAAGTGGTTCTGACGGATAACCTTTGGTGAAGTACACACCGGATACAACCGGTTCTTTGTGTTCACGGATAAGGTCATTGAACTTCACGAATGTATTTGCCGGAATGATATTATCGTCTTCAAGATAAATCACCCAATCATAATCACCGTCAACAACAACCTTTGCCATAAGGTTCTGTGCGTCAGCAAGTAAGTATCCAATCGGAATATAAGTATTGATATATTGCACCAACTCAACGTGTGACCAGTTGGTAGGTATTATCTGACCGTACCGTGCCTGTATCCATTCGGCACGTATCATTCCACGTGTCGGTGTGAAGATAAGTACACGCTTCGTCCATTCGTTCGGATTATTATTTGGTGGTTGTTCCATATGACTTATCTATTCTTCGTTTAATAAGTTTGACTTCAAGGTTGCCATTCGGCGTCCAAAAACTATCTGCAATCTTCCAAGGTTTCGGTGTATAGAAACGATACAGTCCGGTGGGTGATAGTGGGTCAAAGTATGTAAATGTAATCTCATTACAAGGATTGCAATGTGTAGGGTCTTGATAATAACCTTGTGAACCGGCGTATGGTGTAGCGATAATCATTTCACCGTCCGGTTGCATAATACGCCAACACTCATTCATAAAATCAACGAAGCCGAACTTTGCCGGATTGATATGTTCTATGATATGTGACGCCATAATAACCTGACAAGAATTGTCCGGTAGTGGATACGGATATGTTTCTATGTCGTGGATAATATCAACGCCTTTGAAGTCAAGTATATCCATTCCGACCCAACCGTCTTGTTTTGAACCACCACACGCAAGGTCAAGTTTAATACCACTTTTTTGTTTCAAAAGTTTCTCTATGTGCATATCCTTTTTTGTTTTAGACATTACGCTGAGGTGAACCTTATCTGATAAGTAGCGTTTACGTTTTGATTTGTTGCAAGTGCCGAAGAAGCAAATGTGTTTCCGGCGAATAGTGTTCCACCCTCGGTAGTTGATGTGTTCCACAATCCTATATTTGAAATGTTTGCTGACGCTGTGACGAATGAGTTTGCAGAAGCGAACTGCCCTGTGAACTGTGCTGTACGTGAAGAAATTACTGACGTCGTGACTGACTGTCTACCATTCGCATTATGGTTGATTTCTCCGTCTTGCGACGTTGCATTTGAAGCCGGTGCAGAACCAGTACCAAGTGCCATATGGGAAACGTTGATAGGTGAGTTGTTAATGATTGCGTCAACAAGGTATGCGTCAATACCAACATTTGTGACCTGATTTTTACGCCAACCTGTATCACCGACAATTTTGTTTTTACCGGTCTTTTCGTCTTTTTCGGTAATCTGTAAGCGAAAGACGCCTTTGACTTGTAATCCTGTTTTATTCATACGTTTATTTTATCAACTTTTACTTTTTTACGCAGTCGTCTAATAGCGTTTTTAATACGTTTCTTCATTTTACATTTTTGAAATCTGTTTAACCTTGCCATACATTATGTTTTTACAAAAGGGTGTAAGGGATACACCCTCTTAAATAACACAATTAAGTAATCACTTAAAAGCCAGTCAATTCACGACACGCCAAAGGTTGTGCGACAATTCCACCGACACGAGCAACAACACGAATTGCTGTCATATCTTGTGTGAACGCTTGGGTTGTATCTTGACTAATCTTCACTGCCATAGACTTTCTATCGCCGAAGAAGTAGCACTTCTTCATATCACCGAAGAAGATACTATTGTCAGGAACCCAATCGCTAACAACAACTGGTTTGCCGAGGATACGACCCTCGGTATCAACCTTATTTCCGGAAGCAACTTCTGCTTGCCAAATATAATTGTTGTTGCTGTCTTTCAATAACCTGATGTTCTGTGCAGTTGTATCATTCATAAAGAATGACGCACCATTTCTGTACTTCCGTGGAAGTGCATAATGTAACCGAACTAAATCATCAAAGTCTTGACCAACAGAAGCGACCGTGGCAATTGTGCCGGCAGTATCAATACCCTGTGGTTGTGTGCTACCGTCACCGACCCAAATTGTTCTTTCTTCTTCTTCTGCGATTGCTTCTGCGAATAATCTGATAATAAGTTGAACTACATCAAATATATCGCTGTCTTCAATCAGTTCGTCAGAAGAATAAAGTATAGACGCAACTTTGAACGCTGTAAGTGTTAGTTGACTGAACCGTGCTGTGGTTGTTGATTTCGCAACATTTTCAGCAGTCCAAGTGACTTCCGGACCAGAAATAAGATTGGTCACATTCATTACATTCCGTTTCATTGGAATGATACGAACGTGATTTCTCATTACGTTGATGTTTGGTAGTTCCTCAACAAGTTCGTTTAAGAACTCGTTTGGAAATAAGAACCCACCGTCAGCATTGGTTCCCTCGGATAGTGCTTTCACTACTGCGTCATTACCGGTGACAAGACCGTGCCAAAAGGCGACAATCTTTTCTTCCTTGGTAAGTTCGTCAACGTCAGCGATAGCGTCCTTACCAGATAAAATCTTGGTAAGTTTATCGTCCTGTCCGTGGTTGCTCAATAACTTGTCAACTTTACTGTTGAGTTTTGAAACTGCGTCATTATCAACTTGATTTCCCATACCTTTCAGTATAGACTTCGCAATTTTATTTGCAGAAGCGTCAATTGATTTCTGCTCGTCGTCAGATACTTCCTCGGTTGTTTCTTCTTCCTCGGTTTCTTCTGCTTCTTCAGCAGTTTCTTCCGTGGTAGTTTCTTCTTCCTCGGTTTCTTTGTCGTCGTCAACTTTGACGTGTTTGTCCTCAACAGTTATCCATTTGCCATTAACAAATACTTTTTTAGACATTTTTATTTTTACTTTCTTTGTTATGAATATGTAAAGCAAGATTGATTATCTTACTCGCCTTTTTCAACGCTAATTGTAGTTTTGCGTCGCTTGAAAGACTACGACCTGAACCCTTTCCCTTTGAAGTTTCTGATTTCCGTGTTGGGTTTTTTTGCACGGTGTCAGATTTGGTTTCTTTTTGAGTAGGTGTTGCTTCCGGTTCAACAACTGTATCTGCGTCAACATTCTTATTCCGTTTGCAGATAACTGCACGTACACCTTTTTGTAAACTGATTGAACGTTCAGAACCCTCATTACACATATCCGGATTGAACTGTCGCAATCGGTATGAAGTTTCTGTTTCATCAATCTTATCTTGTTTGAATGTATGGTCTTTCGCCCATTCAATTGCTTTGTCTTTGCTGAACTCTTTCTTTGAAAATATAAGCGTTTGCACTTCCGTTGCTTTCACGGTCACCTCACCGGCGAACTTCTGTACGAAGTAATCGTCAATGTCTTTCTTCACTTCTTCTTTTTCTTCTTTCTCAATAAGTGATTTGATTTGTTGTGCGTTTGGATTTGCCGGTACTGTAACAAATGATATCTCAATGAGTTCATTCTTGCCCTCAAATGTACCTTTCGTCTTATCGTCAGGTGGGTGTGGTATGAAACCAACAGATACCGTATCAAGGTGTCCGGCTTCAACCATTTCAGATACTTGGCGTGATAGTTCGGTGATACCGTGGAATACCGGTTGAAATAATAGTTGTTTCTTATTCTTATCAACTTTGATACTGGTTGCTTTTCCTACAATCTTTTCAACTCGGTGGTCGTGGTCAACAAGTAAACGTGGTGCTTTTTTGAAATGCTTCAAATCCCAATTAAGGATTGGAATACTGTCACCATATCGGTCTTTGGTTTCATCAGACGCAATGAAGACAATCTTATCGTTTTGTCGTTCTGCTGTCGCTTGTATGTGTTTTAATTCCATATGTTCAAAGTATACTAAATAATCTATGTAATCACAACAGGAAGCAATGAGCATTGACAGTTTGCGTGCAATGGTGGTCCGTCAATATCTCTATAATCTAATCGCAAGTTTTCAAACTTATCACCTTTCTTGAAGTAGTTCCTACCAAGACCAATAATCTTACCGTTCATTGAATAACAGGCGTCGTCAGTGTTCTCATTCGGATTGACTTTCCAACGTTTCGCTTCTACAACACCGGATTGGATATAACTTTCTTCGGTAGCGAATGTTGTTGCCTGACTTACTTCTGTACGTGCAATACGTAATGTACGGTGCTTTTCCATATCCTCAAACAAGTTGCCAATCTTCTGTGATGTTACAAGTGAACCGTCACCGTTTCGTACGCTGTCAGAAATAATCTTACCAAGACGTTTATTCGTTTCCTTGGTCAAGTCTTTGGATAGTTTGAACATATGCTTTTCCAAGAACTTCTGTACTGCCGGTACACGTAAGGATAGTTTGTCGTCTATGCCAAGAAGTTGAAATGCAAGTAGGGACTGTTCGGCGATAACTTTCAATTCAACCGGTGTCATTTTGTTTATGGTGATTGCGATTTCTTCTTGTTCGTCCAACAGGTACTTATCGCCAACTGCTTTCTGTTGACTGTTCCAATTGTCTAATGCTTTCTTCTTCTGTGACCGGAAGATAGATACCAACTTGCGTATGTACTCCGGTTCATTTTCAGCACCTACACGTAATTGCTTTTGTTGAAATAGGTCTTCTTCTTGTTCACGTGTCTTCGCTTTCTTACTGAACGCTTTCTGTTTAAGTGTGTGAAGCAATGCCTTGTTTGCTTTTGCCTTTTCCATAAGTTGCGTTTTAACAATCTGCTTCACTTGCTTCTCAACAATGTATTTTGCTTTCTCTAACGCCTTTGTTTTGATAAATGTATGTCGTCGTTTACCGGCACCGGATAGTTTTAAGTTTCTGCTGTATGGTGTTTTCTTTTTCACACGCTTTACTTTCTTGCCCTCTAACAATTCACCACCAAAACTGAATGGTTGTTTCAATTCGTCACCACCCTCTATTTCATCATACCCTTGAATGGCACGTGCTTCGTTGACAGTCAGGTATCCGGCTTGTACACCGGTCTGTGATTGCTTCAACTTCAATTCAATGTTTTCAGGTACAGGGTCGTCATAGTCTAAAAAGATTTTGCCACTATCATCAAACAATGGCACAAGGAACTCATTCAACTGTTCAATCAGCATTTGCATTTTCGGTTTGATAGTACGACTTGCGAATACATAATCAGACGCTTCGGCATTTGACCGGTTGACGTCTTCTACTATTCCAAGAACTGTTTTCGGTACACGGAAGATTGCAAGTATCTTGTCACGTGTGAACTTCATACTTTCAATAAAGTCCATTTCTTTTTGTGTGAGTGCCATTTTGTCGTACTTCAATCCACCCTCTAATATCACGGTCTTGTGTGCGTTTTCCCAACCGTCGTACTTCTTGGATAAATCTTTTCGCAACTTGTTCAGTTTCTCTTTGCCGAGTTTCTTATCGGTTGAGAAGATTGCGTTTGGTGACGCACTATTCTGAAAGAACTTCAAGTTGTATCGTTCTGATGTTTCGTCTATGTCATATGCACGCATAACTGCTTGCAATGAACCTTTGCCACGCAACGCTTTGTCAGGGTCCGGATACTTCAAGAAGATAACCTCAATCGGTTCAAGTATGATTTCTTTGTATCCACCTTTCTCATCAAACACTTTGTATGTGTATCCACCAATGATTTGTCCGTCTTCCTTTGGTGGTAGTGGTGTAATTCGGTCAGGACGTAAAAGGAATATGTTGACCGGCTTTCCGTTTTCAAATTGTAAGTACCAAGGTGCTTCACCGGTAAGGTCAAGATACTGTTGTGTCAAATAGAATAAATCAAACTTCGTGGTGTTGTCGTTTGCTCTATGCAGTAAGTTCAGTATGTCGTGGTCGTCAACTTCTTTCACATTACCTTGTCCCTTGACTTCAAATAGGTGTAGTTGGATACTACCGATTTC